AGGCGCGGCTGATCGCCGACGCACGCGCCATTCTCGACGCGCCCGAGGCAGCCGCCGGCCTTAGTGCCGACAATCAGGCCAAGTACGAGACCATTGCAGCGGATCTCAAACGCATTAACGCTACGCTCGACGCCCATGCGCTGCTCGATCAGGAGGCAGCCGCGGAGATCGCGATCGAGGATGCCAACACGAAGGCCGCGAAGCCGGCCGACGACGGCAAGCCCAAGTTCAAGACGCTCGGCGAGCAGCTTCGTGCTGTTGCCGTCGTCGGCATGAACAAGGGGCATTCGCAGGACAACCGACTCATCTACGAGGCGGCAAGCGGCGCCAACGAGGCCGTGCCGTCTGATGGCGGGTTCCTCGTGCAGCAAGACTTTTCCACGGCGCTGCTCGAAAGCATGCACGAGATGGGCGAAATCCTGTCGCGTGTCCGGCGTGTCCCGATCTCCCCAACGTCCAACGGCATTATTCTGCCGCGGATCGACGAGACCAGCCGCGCCAACGGCTCGCGCTTCGGCGGTGTCCAAGCCTATTGGGCCAACGAAGCCGGCACCGTCACGGCCACTCGCCCCAAGTTCAGCAACATGGACATGCGGTTGAACAAGCTGTTCGGCATCGCCTACAGCACCGAAGAGCTGCTTGCTGATGCCGTGGCGCTTGAAAGCGTCATGTCTACGGCGTTCACTGAAGAGATGACCTTCAAGACTGAAGACGCCATCTTCAACGGTGACGGCTCGGGCAAACCTCTTGGCCTGCTCAACTCCGGCGCACTCGTGACGATCAGCGCCGAGTCCGGGCAAGCCGCGGGCACCGTTCGCACTGAGAATATCTTGAAGATGTGGGCCCGCACGCCGATCCGCAGCCGCAAGAATCTCGTGTGGATGTGTAATCAGGACGTGGAGCAACAGCTTTTCGGCTTGACGCTCGGCAGCGGCACGGCGGTTGTGCTGCTCTACACGCCCCCAGGCGTCAACGGCAACAACTCGCCGTATGGCCTGCTTATGGGTCGGCCGGTGATCCCGATCGAGTACGCAGCAACGCTCGGCACCGTGGGCGATCTCGTGCTGTTCGATCCGCAGCAATACGTGACGATCGACAAGGGCGGCATTGCCCAAGCGTCGAGCCTGCATGTTCGTTTTCTCTACGAGGAAATGACATTCCGCTGGACGCTGCGCGTCGACGGCCAGCCGGTTTGGAAATCGGCTGTGACTCCGTTCAAGGGATCGAACACGGTCAGCCCCTACGTCGCACTAGCCACTCGCTAAGCGCCGGCATCAACGTGATGGCCTGATAGCAGGCCATCACAACCCCGCTTCAAACCCATTCTTCGGAGTTCAAGGCCATGGAAGGCGTCAACATCGCGGAGCAATTTCACGTCGTCAACGTGATTCCTCCTATCGACATCACGGGCGGCAAGACTGGCGCCCGCTTCAAAATGAACAACTACAAGCACGCGACGATCATCTTTCAGATCGGCGTGAGCGCTGCGGCTTTCACGAAGATCTTTGTGAAAGAGTGCAACGCGGCGAGCGGCGGCACGGCGAACGCTATCGCCTATCGCCTCTACGCCGAAGAGACGGCAGCCGGCGACACGCTTGGTGCCGCTGAAGCTGTGGCCGCAACCGGACGCACGCCGACCGCCAACGATAACACCATGTACGTTATCGAGGTCGACGCGCGCGAGCTGACGGACGGCTACAACTGGATCGAGGTCAGCGCCACGAACGGCAGCAACTCTGTGATCGCATCTTGCGTCGCGATCCTGAGTGGCAGCCGACAGGGCGGCGACCTTTCAGCCACGGCCCTCGTCTAACGCCTGAATAGCTAGGGGCGGCTTCGGCCGCTCCTAGTCTCCCAGCCCAACAGGAGCCGCCCCATGCTAGTTCGTCAGCTCGTCGGCAACCTCGCCGGCAAAGTTGTTGACCTTCCCTTTTCTGTTGCTCGCGACGCGCTTGAAAACGGCACGGCCGAGCACATCCACGACGACGCGGAGCTTGTGCCCAACGTCGCCGCGCTAACGGTTGCAGCCGTCGCCGCTGTCGTCGTTCCGCGTCGCCCTCGCGGCCGGCCGCGGCTGTCGCTGCAGCCCCAATCGTGAGTCAACCACACGTCATCCTAGCCGGCGGCGCGTCGCTGTCGGTTAGGGGCGTGGCGCACGTCGCGCGAGCCAAGCTCGAAAACCGCTGCAGGGTTACAGCCGTCAACGATGCCGTCTATCTGGCATGGTGGGCGGACGCGTTGCACGCAGCGGACGAAAAGTGGTGGCTCGCGCACTGGCCGCGCGTTCGTGACTTCCCCGGCGCCATGACCAGCCTTCAGCCCGTTCCGGGCAACATGCGCGTGCGGCAGCTTACGGACACGGGGCCGGACGGCTTCGACTGGCGCCCTGGCTTTGTTAGGACAGGCGCCAATAGCGGCTATCAAGCCGTGCATTTGGCCATGCAGACTAATACCAAGCGCATAATCCTGCTCGGCTTCGACATGCACGGCGCGCACTGGCACGGCGGGCACCCCGGCGAGCCGCAAGCTGACTTTCACAGCGTCATGATTCCGAGATTCGCAACGCTGATCGAGCCGGCGCGCGAGCTTGGAATTGAAATCCTGAATTGCTCTAGTAACTCGGCGCTCACATGCTTTCCGACAGCGACATTGCGGGATGTGATCTAGCTTGGTGGCCTGATTGGTCGACGCGCTCGTGCGCGATCATTGCCGGCGGGCCTTCTGCAGCCGCCGCGGATATCGAGCAGATCAGATTGTCGACGTGCGCCGTTATTGCCGTGAACGATGCTCATAGGCTCGCACCGTGGGCGGACGTGCTCTATGCCTGCGATGCAAAATGGTGGCGCGCTAGTCCGAAAGCGCGAGCGCGCTTAGGCCTCAAGATCTCGGGCAGCCCCGAGCCCGAGCTATTTGTTTCGTACCCTACAATAAAGCGGGTCACGATCGCGCGCGAAGGCGGCAGCTATTCGCGCCAAATGTGGCTCGACACAAAGGGCGTTATTGGCGGCGGATACAACTCGGGATTCCAGGCGCTCAATCTAGCTGTGCAGTTCGGGTGCCGTGACGTGCTGCTGATCGGGTTTGACTGCACCGTAAAGCATGGCGCGCACTGGCACGGCGAGCACGCCCCGCCGCTGACAAACCCAAGCCCAGCGCTCTGCAACTCATGGCGCGACGTGCTCGACGCGCAAGCCGGCACGCTCGCCGCGCACGGCGTTGTTGCGCGCAACGCATCTGCGGTTTCGACGCTTCAGAACTTCCAGAAAATCACGGTGCGGCAATGGCTCAACGACCACCAATAGCAAGCGTTATGTTGCGCATTGAAGCGCACTACCGAATGCAGAGTTTTCAGATCGGCATGAGGCGTGCCGGCTATGACGTGCGGACGGCTTTCCCGCCAACAATCCAGCCGGGCGACGTGCTCGTGATCTGGAATAGGCATACGATCCATGACGAATACGCCAAGCGCTTTGAAGCTGCCGGCGGGCGCGTCGTCGTGGTTGAAAACGGCTACATTGGCAAGCGGCACTATGCGGTTGCCGAGACGCACCACAACGGCGCGGGCTCATGGCTCGTAGGCGCGGCGCGGCGCTGGCCGCTGCTCGGGATCGAAGCGCAGCCGTGGCGCCGCGACGGCCGGCACGTGCTTGTGCTCGGGCAGCGCGGCGTCGGGGCGCCGGGTGTCGCGATGCCTCGCGGTTGGGTGTCTGACGTGGCGCGAAGGCTGAAAGCCGTTACCGATCGGCCCGTGCGTATCCGCGAGCATCCCGGCAAGGATAAGCCATCGCTTGCGCCCGATCTCAAAGACTGTTGGGCCGTGGTGACGTGGGGAAGCGGCGCCGCCGTCAAGGCGATCGTGGCCGGCGTTCCGGCCTTTCACGAGCTGCCGAAATGGATAGCGGCGCCCGCGGCCCGGCTCGGGATAGCCGATATCGAAAGCCCCTATCTTGGCGAGCGCGGACCGACGCTGGAGCGGCTGGCGTGGGCGCAATGGACGCTCGACGAGATCGAGACGGGCCAACCGTTCAACTACCTACTTGGCCAACAAGCACGGGACGCCGCGTGATGCTCGCTATCTGCTACGCAATGCGCGATTCCGGGCGATCTGTGCACGTGGCTAAGGCCATGGTCGCCGGCTTCCAGCGCCACGGCATACCGGCCGAGCTGTCGATAGGCGTGAGCCTGAAGCAAGGGGACATCGCGGTTGGATATGGCTGGATACAGAAGCGCGTCTTTGACAGCTACGCGGCGCGCGGCGGGCGCTTCCTCTACGTCGATATGGGCTACTGGCATCGCAAGCCCGTAGGCAATCCGCGCGGCGGCTATCATAAGGTCAGCCTAGACGCGTGGTGCCCATCCGCGCACATGGGCCGCGGGCTGCCGTCCGATCGCTTTAGTCAACTGAATATCCCGTTGGCGTCACGAGGGCTTGGACAGGCTATTATATTGGCCGGTATGTCCGCCAAGTCCGCCATTCATCACTGGCTGTGCTCTGAGCAATGGGAGCGCGACACGCTCTTGCGCCTGCAGGCGATCAGCAAGCGCGCGATCTATTATCGGCCCAAGCCGTCATGGCTTGGCAAAAAACCGATCTCAGGCACGGAGTTTGATGGCGGCGAGCGCGCCATATCCGA